TGGATTAGCAGAAAATAATTATGAAATGAGATGTGTAAAAGATTACACAAAGAATCTGCTATGATGTATTCTAGAGGAATGGGAAAAGCATATCTTGCATCTGGTGGTACACCAGCATGGCAACGTGCAGAAGGTAAAAACCCAGAAGGTGGATTAAATAAAAAAGGAGTTGCATCTTATAGACGAGAGCATCCTGGTTCTAAGTTATCTACAGCCGTTACTACTAAACCATCAAAATTAAAACCAGGTTCAAAAGCTGCTAATAGACGTAAATCATTTTGTAGCAGAATGAAAGGGATGAAGGCAAAATTAACTTCTGCTAAAACTGCTAAAGATCCTGATTCAAGGATAAATAAATCACTTAGAAAGTGGAATTGTTAATATAATAAAAAGTTAAGTATATATATTATCTTAAAAATAAGGTATTATTAGGCTAATAAATAATAATAGGTATACCAATGATTAAAGCTAAAACAAATATGACTTTTGTTGAAGGTGGGATCTCTGAACCAGTCGAGCCTATCGAAGAAGGTTTAGAAGAATCAAATTTAATAACTGAAGACACAATCAGAGAAGGTGGTGTAGGTGGTTATAATAAACAACCTAAACAATTAGTTAAGGGTCAGTACCCAATACAAGTTAAAAAACAATACTTCGGAGAATACTAAAATGGGAATGAAGAATTATCAAAAGTCTACAATTGCTCCTAAATATGCTACAGAAAAACAAATGAAAATTTTTCAAGCTGGCGGAGAAAATGTACAGACTAAACAAGTAAGAGCAGCATCGAATAAGCCAATTAAAAAGTAGGTCATGAAGAATGAGTACTTCTGGAACTACAATATTTGATTTAGACATTGATGATATCATAGAAGAAGCCTATGAACGTTGTGGTGTTCGTACAAATACTGGTTGGAATTTAAAATCAGCAAGAAGAAGTTTAAATCTATTATTTTCAGAATGGGGAAATAGAGGATTACACCTTTGGAAAGTTGTTTTAAAAGTACAAGCATTAACTTCAGGACAAGCTACTTATAATACGCCACAAGATTGTAGTGATGTACTAGAAGCTTATATATCAACTTCAGAGTCTACAGAATTAAATACTAAAGATTTAACATTAAGTAAAATTGATAGATCTGCTTATGCGGCTTTACCAAACAAAGGTCAAACAGGACAACCTTCACAATATTATGTGAATAGACAAACTAATCCTACAGTATCTTTATATCTTGCACCAAATAACATTACTTATATGTATGTAAAATATTACTACATAGCTAGAATACAAGATGCGGGTGAATATAATAATCAAGCAAATGTTCCTTATAGATTTTTACCAGCAATGGTTTCAGGACTTGCTTATTACTTATCACAAAAAGTAGCACCAGATAGAATTCAAACATTAAAAATGTTGTATGAAGATGAATTACAAAGAGCATTAGAAGAAGATTCTCAAAGAACTTCTGTTTATATTTCTCCATACACATACTTTGGGAGAAGTGTATAATGCCATTCTCAACAGGTAAAAAAGCTTTAGCAATATCAGATAGATCTGGACAACAATTTCCATATAGAGAAATGAGAACAGAATGGAATGGTTCTTTTGTTCATTTTACTGAATATGAAGCTAAACATCCTCAATTAGATCCAAGACACCATAAAGCAGATGCTCAAGGATTAAGAAACGCTAGAGCAGACGTTAGACGTGGTACAGATGAAACTGTTCAATTAGATTTATATTATTGGGGTGGTCAGTTTTTAACTACATATCAAGGAAGTATGCAACCTGGAATTAGTGGAGACATTATTAATTATAACAGAGCTGCACATACAGATGTTGGAAATGTAACTATAATCATATCATGACATACGCAGAATTATTATCAAATATAAGAAGTTATACAGAAGTAGATTCATCAGTATTAACTGATAGTCTTTGTGACACTTTTATTAAAACTTCTGAGTATAGAATTTTTAGAGAAACAGATGCAGATTATTCTAGAGAATATGCAACATCTAGTTTTACATCTGGTAATAAATATTTAAATTTACCTAATGATAATACAGATGAAGGATCAACTTCTATTAGAAGAGCTTTAATAGTTAGATCTGTTGTTGCAACTAATACTTCAAATGTTATGGTATCACTACAACCAAGAGATGATACTTTTATTACAGAATATAATGCTGCCAATAGTTCTGGATTTCCTAAATATTATTCAATGTATAGAGAGACAGCTATTCAAGTAGCTCCTACACCAGATGCAGCTTATCCAGTAACATTAGACTATGTTTACACACCTGATAATTTAAGTGCTACTAATACTACTACTTATATTAGTGAAAATGCGCCTCAGTTATTATTATATGCTTGTTTAGTAGAAGCTTTTGCATATCTAAAAGGACCTATGGATATGTACAAACTATATGAAGACAAGTATAATGGAGCTCTACAAGGATTTGCGTTAGAACAAACAGGTAGAAGACGCAGAGACGAGTATTTTGATGGTTCATTAAGAATTAAAATTAATTCACCATCACCATAAACTATAAGGAGTACAAAATATGGCAATAGTACAAGCAGTATGTAATTCTTTTAAACAACAAATTTTAGAAGGCGTACACAATTTCGCAACAGGTGGAAACACTTTTAAATTATCACTTTATACATCAGCAGCAAACTTATCAGCAGCAACAACTGTTTATACTTCAACTAATGAAGTAGCAAACACTGGTCAGTACACTGCAGGTGGGGGTACTTTAACGGGACAATTAACTTCACTTGATACAGGTGTAGCAATTGTTGACTTTGCAGATTTATCATTCACAGGAGTTACGCTAACAGCAGCGGGCGCTTTAATTTATAACACTTCAGCTGCTAATAAAGCTGTATGTGCTTTAAGTTTTGGTGGAGATAAAACAGCAACAGCAGGAACATTTACAATTGTGTTCCCAGCGTTTACATCAGCGAATGCAATATTAAGAATTAGTTAGAGGTTGGTTTTATGGCGTTTGTTATTAATGACAGAGTCAAAGAAACCACTTCAACAGTCGGCACGGGTACCGTTACATTAAGCGGTGCCCAAACTGGCTTTCAAAGTTTTTCTTCTGGCATCGGAACTGGTAATTCAACTTATTACACTATTTCATTAGCAAATCAGTGGGAAGTTGGTATTGGTACATTAACGAATGCTACAACCTTTACTAGAGATTCAGTAATTTCTAGTTCTAGTGCAAATACTTTAGTAAGTTTTGCAGCAGGTACAAAAGATATATTTTGTACATTACCAGCAACATGGGCACCTTCCCCAGCTATGAGTGCGCAGATATTTGTTAATACACATGCAACAACAATTACTCAAGATCAAACAATTCAATCTGGAGTATTAGCAGGACCTGTTAGTATAACAGGAACACAAACAATAACTGGAACTTTAGTAGTAGTTTAATATGGGCGGAATTTTACAAGTAGATTCAATTAAAAATAATAATACGTCTAATTTAATTACACAGACGAATACTACAACTATAACTATTGGTGCTTCTGGACAAACAATTACTATACCAAGCGGAGCAACACTAACAAATAACGGAACAGCTACAGGATTTGGTCTTACAACACAATCAGTTCAAACAACAGGATTCACAGCAGTCAAAGGAAATTTATATCCTTGTAATACAACTTCATCAGCTTTTACAGTAACTTTACCCGCTTCAGCTTCAGTTGGAGATCAGATTAGTATTGTTGATTACGCAGGAACTTTTGCTACAAATAATTTAACACTAAATCCTAATGGATTAAAAATTCAATCTCAAACTTCAAATGCTATAGTTAAAACAAATAATGAAGCATTAACTTTAACATATATAGATTCAACAAGTGGTTGGTTAGTAAGTTCTGCTGCTAACGAAGGAACATCTGCTATTACTATTCCTTACACAATTTCTTATTTAATAGTTGCTGGTGGAGGAGGTGGTGGAGACGCAAACCAAGGTGGTGGTGGAGGAGGTGCAGGTGGTTTACTTTCATCTACAACATCTTTTACACCAGGTACAATTTATACAGTAACTATTGGAGCAGGAGGTAGTGGTGGTGTTTGGAATGGTTCTCACCCAACTGCAGGTAGTGATTCTACAATTACTGGATTATCATCTGCAATAGGTGGTGGTTTAGGAAGCGACAATATTGTAAATGCTACATCAGGAGGTTCAGGTGGAGGAGGTGGTAATAATGGTAATGCTGCAGGATCAGGAACAAGTGGTCAAGGTAATTCAGGAGGAATTGGTAATTATGCACAAGGAGGTGGTGGGGGTGGATCAGGTGCAGTAGGAGGAAATGCTATTGGTGGAAATCCTGGAACTCCTGGAGCAGGTGGAGTAGGTTCTACAAATTCTTTAATTACAACTACTCAGGCAACAACTTATTCTATTGGTCAAGTAGTATCAAGTTCAGTTTATTTTTCAGGAGGAGGTGGTGGAGGAAATTATCCTGGATTTGGTCCAGGTAGTTCAGGAGGTTCAGGAGGAGGAGGTACTGGGGGTGCTGGTGCTGGTACGGCAGGAACAGCTAATACAGGTGGTGGAGGAGGTGGATCTGGTGGAACTGTAGGAGGAAAAAATGGTGGATCAGGTGTAGTTATATTAAGTGTACCAACTGTAAATTATTCAGGAACTACAACAGGTTCTCCAAGTATTACAACTAATGGAAGCAATACAATTATAATATTTAAATCAACAGGAAGTTACACAGGTTAATATGGCACATTTTGCAATTTTAAAAAAAGGTAATATAGTAGAGCAAGTGGTCGTGGTATCTAATGATATTGCTATAACTGAACAAGATGGAATAGAATTTTTAAGAACTTTATATAAAGATAAACATTTACCAATAATACAAACTTCTTATAATAATAATATTAGAAAAAATTTTGCAGGAATAGGTTATCAATATAATCAGCAAAGAGATGCTTTCATAGCACCTAAGCCTTTTAACTCATGGATTTTAAATGAAAATACTTGTAGATGGGAAGCCCCTATTACATATCCTACTGATGGTAAGATATATAATTGGAATGAATCCACTAAAACTTGGGAGCTAGTTAAATAATGCCTTTACTTAAAGTAAATCAAATTGCATCCTATAGTGGTAACACACTTACAGTAGGCACAACTGGTGATACAGTTACACTGGCTAGTGGTGCAACATCTTCAGGATTTGGACTTACTTGGAATCAAACAGTTCAAACAACAAATTTTACAGCATCCGTAGGTGTTGGATATATGGTAAATACAAGCACAGCCGCAGTAACTGTTACTTTACCAGCATCTCCTTCAATAGGAGATCAAATTCAATTTGTAGATTATAACGAAACAGCAGCAATAAATGAAATTATATTAAATGGGAATGGATTAAAAATTGATGGAACAACAAGTACTTCAAGTATAAGAAACAGTGGTGAAGGTGTAACCATCATGTATTCTGGAACAACAAGAGGATGGATTCCAGTATTAGCAGCTAACGAAGGAACAACTGCATTAGATTCTTCATATAGTCTAGATTTTTTAATAGTAGCTGGAGGTGGTGGAGGTGGAACTTTAGGTGGAGGAGGTGGAGCTGGAGGTTATAGAACATCTACTCAAACAGCAACACAAGGAACAGTAATTACAGTAACAGTTGGTAGTGGTGGAGCTGGAAGTATTGGAGCTCATGATGCCCCAGGAAGTAATGGTTCATCAGGAAGTAATTCTTCAATATCTGGTTCAGGTTTAACAACAATTACATCGGCTGGTGGAGGATATGCAGGTGGATATACAAATTCAGGTGGTTCTGGTGGTTCTGGTGGAGGTGGAGGATCAAGTGGAGGATCAAATGGAGCAGGAAACACTCCTAGCACATCACCAAGTCAAGGAAATAATGGTGGAACTGGAAGTAACACTGGTCCAAATTACGGAGGAGGTGGAGGAGGAGGTGCGGGTGCAGTAGGTGGTAATGGAAGTGGTACAACAGGTGGAAATGGTGGAAATGGAACAGCTTCATCTATAACAGGTTCTTCAGTAACTTATGCAGGTGGAGGCGGTGCTGGAACTAATGGTGGTGGTACTGCTGGAACTGGTGGAACTGGTGGTGGAGGAAATGGTACAAATAATAGTACAACAGCTTCCTCTGGAACAGTTAATACAGGAAGTGGAGGCGGAGGAGGAGG